CAAGCTCTTTGTTAAGCTTGCCACCATGCATGTGTTCATATCCGGCATGACATCCTATCAGAACTGCCACGACTGCAAGTTTGAGATGACCGATGACTATTCCGGAATACGCAAGGTTTCCAACGGCACCCAGCGCCGTCTCAAGCGTGACGATGCCGTGGTTGTTGCTCCTGACCTTAATCTCTTCCGTCATGACGAATAGGCTGATACATCTTGTAGTCGCTCCTGATGAGCGGCAACGTCTCCAGATGGTGGAGACCCTGGCCGTGCGCAACGGCTTTGCTCTGACTCGCTCTGATGCCCGTAAGATAATACGCGTGTCTCTGGATGAACAGGTCCTCTCTGAGGATCCCTGGTTCGTCATGGCGGCCACTGTTCATCCCCGCGTGTCATCCCGGGTATATACCCATTTGTTCAGGATCGCACTCTCCGGGCGATTTGTTCTTCTCGGCACCTCCCGCGTGCCGCGTGATATGGACTTCATGTTTGATATCATCACTCCGGCCGACATCTGACTTTCCCCCTTGACCCCCTTCAGTATTTATACTACAGAATCGGTACAGCTGTACGGAGCGTGAATCCGGAAGCTGGAGGGGAAGGGGCCGCGGCCGCGATCAGGACTCCTGGTACCGGTGTTTGAGCAGCTGCTGCAGAAATTGGTATACCGCGTTGAATTTCAGCGCGGTATATATTTTATTATTTCTTTTAATTTTCTCTTTATAAAGTACCCTACCTAAAAAATCCGTAAAAAAGAGTACAATAGTACGAAAATCGCGCAACGGACTTATTAACAAGTTATTAACACCGTACTCTTTTCGTACTCTTTCGTACTGTTTGTACGAATGGCCTAAAAAAGGCATTTAGTACGCAAGTGTGCAGAACAGTACAGATTTTCAGCCACTTAACTCGCTGATTTTCATGTAATCTGTGCGAATACCCGTACTGTTGTACTCTTGCACACTTTTTCTGTACAGATATCAACAGGGTAAGTCTCATCTGTTGATTATATTTTGGTTTCGGGCTCTCTTTTTAGGCTTAAAAATTTGGATAAGTCTTTTATTATTTGTAACTTACGTGATTATTTGACGCTGAAAAAATGATAACTCTCAGGTTCAACATCAGACCCTATCTGGCCGAGTACATGAGTATCCGGTACAGCTGGCCTGAGCGCTCAAGTGTCAAGATCCCTCCCAGTACTGACCTGTACTATCTGATGATAGACCTCCTCTCCAGGAGACCTCCCACTGCAGGTCGTGACATAGGTAACATCGAGTTCCAGCTGCCTCACCGTTCTGCCGGCAAGCGTACTGAGACCTTCAACTATCTCTCCAGTCGCAACCAGCGTAAGATAGAGAGGGCCATCTACGTCATGCACTGGACTGAGTTCCATATGTTCTGCGAGTACCAGATGCACGTCCGTGGCGAAAGCCTCATCATGTCGGTGCTGCTCTTTAAGAGCAAGTACAATATAGAGTCGCTCTCTCAGGACGCCTACATCAAGAACTACCAGCGCTGGAGGGAGAAGCAGCAGGTATGCCGTAGGATCTACAAGAACAACCCTCACTTTTATTGAAAAATATTTCTGCATTTTTTTGACCTCTTTGTCTATGGAAACGAATCAATCAACTCAAAACTCACAGCTTGGCGGCATAGTCGGTGCCAGTCTGGTATCGGTGCAGCATGTCGGCTGGTTCATGAAGCTCGGCCGCCGTGCCTTGGTCAGTGTTCTGTCGCCTGATTGCTGGTTACCTCTTAACCTGGTGAGCCAGAAGAGCCAGGCCGAAGAGTCATCTGATGAAGAGAACGGGTTCCTTGTCACCACTTACAGGCTTACGATACCTGTTCACAAGCAGCCGACAACCAACTTCTACGTCCTGAGGGACCACCTCCTGCATGGGTGCCTCATCAAGCTGACGTATGCAAGCGGTCTCTCCATGGTGTACGGATCCAGACGTCATCCTCTCACCGGTACCATACGCAACGTGTCTGGTACCAGACACTCGGACCTCTCTCATGACGTCATAGAGGTCTCCGCTCCAGGCGAAGGATTGCTCGTTGGAGGTTGATGTCCTTGACTATTAACACTTCTATCCTCATTTTTGCCCATGTCAACAAATCTGAACGATATGGGCAAGAAAGTAGATAAGAGGTTTATCCTCACCGATGATTCCATCAACAGTTACGGATTCCGGGTGCTCACCTCCGGTATCAACCTGGACAGGTTCCGCAAGAACCCTATACTTCTGTGGATGCACCTGCGCGATGAAGGATCTCCGGAGTGGTGTGATTACAAGCCTATAGGCCACTGGGAGGATATCGTCTATGATGAGAAGGCTGGTACTCTCTCTGCAGTACCTTACTTTGACCTCACCGATGACCTGAGTAAGCAGATCTGCGCCAAGGTTGAGGAGGGTACCATCAACGCTACCAGTATAGGTTTCCGCATCATCGAGACCTCCGAGGATAAGCAGTACCTGCTTCCCGGTCAGACCCGTGCCACCGTCACCAAGAGTGAGATCATGGAATGCTCCCTGGTTGACATACCGGCCAATGCCAATGCAGTACGTCTCTATGACAGTAAGGGCAAGGTCAACCTCTCCATATCCGATGCTCTATTGGACACTATTCCTTTACTTAAAAACAATACGCCGATGAAACTTGAAGCAACATGGTTGGCTATCCTGGCATTCCTGGGTATAGCCAAGGAGAAAGCTGAGGAGACAGAACTGTCTGCCGAGCAGCTTGAATCAATCAACGGTGAGATGGCCAGTCTGAAGGACCAGCTGGCAGCGAAGGAGACTGAGATAACCAACCTGAAGACCCAGCATCAGTCTGAGCTCTCCAACCGTGACTCTCAGATCCAGACTCTCACCACCGAGAAAACCAACCTGGAGTCACAGGTGAAGACCCTCACCACTGAGAAGACTAACCTGGAGTCTCAGGTCACAGCTCTCAAGGGAGCTCCTGCAGGAGGTAACGCTATCTCTCCCAAGAATGATCCTGATCATACTGAGCTCTCAGACATCGAAAGTCTTGAGAAGCAGCTGGAGGAGGGTAAGCTCACTTACTCGCAGTTTGCCGAGCAGGCCAAGAAACTTGGCTTCTGATTCAGATTATTAACAGTTAAATTCTACGACTATGCCAGATCCTATTCAAAAGCCGATTGATGTCAGTGGTCTTCAGATCGCTGCCAAGAAATTCGATAAGACCTTGCGTATGCTTCCCGCATTCATGCTGGAAGATGCCATACGTTCATTGCGTCTCAACGTGCAGCGCGTTCCCATCAAGAATGTGCTGACACACCAGCGCCGTAGGGCAGGTGGCACCCATGCCTATGCTCCCGGCAACGACATCACCAACTTCAACAACATCATCAGCTATGAGCACTCTGAGCTGATGGTCCATGAGACCGTGTTCAACACCAAGGATAACATACACAACTACGACAACGTGGATGTGCAGTACCTTGGCGGCAAGCCCGTCGATGATGTTGAGAAGCGTCATCCTCTGGAGTTCCAGATCCTCAAGGCCATGGTTAAGTCCCACTCTGAGGATATCATGTTCGCGCTGTTCCATTCAGCACGTCAGGAAAATGGCTCCAGCCCCGCCACAGCTTTCAACGGATTCTTCACCAACATAGACATCCTGATTGCTGACGGTCACTTCTCAGCTGCCCGTGGCAACTATGCACCTACCGGTGCTTTCGAGGCTCCCGTCGACACCAACGACTTCTCTGCCTATGAGAACCTGGTTGAGTTCATCGGCTCGGCTCATCCCATGCTCAAGAGCCCTATAGGTGGTAACCCCATCCTGTACATCACCGAGCTCACCCTGAAGAACGTGCGTGCTGCCCTGCGTAACAAGCTGGGTAAGATCTATGCCGGTTATCCCACCATGCAGGAGACACTGGAGCATCTGCGCGAGGACGCCCTCTGCCAGACCCTCGAGTTCGTCACCCATGTTGCTCTCGGTCAGGGACACCGTGTCATGATGTGTAAGCCCGGTCTCTTTGACTTCGGTTGGAACACCGACGCAGCCTCCAGCTTCGTACAGGTGCGTAACATCTACGAGGATCCCAACGAGGTTCAGTTCTGGCTGCAGTCAGCCTATGGTACCCGTCTTCGTGACTGGCACGAGAAGGTCTTCCGTATCAACGACCAGACCAACTCAATCCTTGACCTGTCAGGTGACTACTGCCAGACCGGTTCGGTCAAGGTTGACATCACCGGCACCACCGCAGGCCGCTGGTACCTTGAAGGCGGCGCATCAAAGCGCAGCTCAGGCCAGATGATTCTTGGCCTTGCTCCCGGTAACTACACCATCAAGTTCGATGCTGTAGAGGGATTCACCGCTCCTGACGATATCAGCATCACTGTTGAGGCCGGTAAGGACGTATCTAAGTCAGCAGCCTACACGCCGTCTCTCTAATGTCTAACCTGGAGAGTGCTCCGGCACTCTCCTTTATAAACAGAATAATATGCCACAACCTACATTCAATCCACTGACCTGGTTGCAGGGTCAGAACAATATGGGCGGTTATCAGAACTGGGTAGGCATCATCCCGCTCGCATTCATCGAGTCGATGCCCAAGATCCCCGCTGAGCCCGCCAGCGGCGAGGACTTCGTCACTGCCGTCGGTTCCTTTGTCTTCAAGGACGGTAAACAGCCTATCTTCGTGTATTGCACCGAGGAGACCGTGAAGTACAACGCCGACTCAGCAGGTGAGCGTGACGGTAAGAGCTACGAGCAGAAGGCCGAGTTCTTCTTCCCCGGTAACAAGGTAGAGGCTCATGCACTCGCTACCCGTCTCAAGAACATGCCTTGTGTCATCCTTCTGGCTGACAGCGACGGCAAGCAGCAGATCATGGGTAATGAGTTCATCCCTGCCTACATATCACCGGCTTATGACGGCGGTCAGAAACGTGCCGACCTGCGCGGTCACAAGTTCGAGGCAGCCGCTGCTTCCAATGAGTCGGCCGTGTTCCTGGAGACACCCTTTGTGGTGGATCCTCTGGCAGGAACCATCGGCTACGCCACAGTTAATCCCGGATAATCATCGGTGCTATGAAGATTAAGTTAGCATTGATAGCATGGCTTCAATCCCCTCAGCGTTCATACGCTGAGGGTGTTGAGCTATTCGCCCTTCTTGCTCCCAAGGAGATGAAGGACCGTTTCTTGAATTACTTCAAGGAGATTGAAACCGCATCAGGCACAGACCTGCACCTCACGCTGCTCATCGATAAGCTCTCACGTATCAACCGTGAGACCTCGAACAACCCGACCCCGTATATGAACATTCTCGAGAAAGAGTTCAAGTTCGGTAAGTCATCTTCCAGGAAAGCTGCAGCATCTGCTCCTGACGGTTCGGGTACCGGCACAGGAACCGGTTCCGGATCTGTGGTCACAGACGGCATGCCTGAGAACATCAGCAAGCTCTACGCCCGTGTCAAGGAGATCACTCCTCTGTATGCCAAGCTGCATGCAGAACTTACTGCAGTGGAGACCGATGAGGAGCGTAAGGCCATTGCTGAGAAGCTGGCTGATCTTGATGATGAGCGCCGTCGTGCCTGGGCTAAGATAGATGCCTGGAACAAGGAAGGTAAGGTCACTCTCGATGAGGAACGTCCCAAGTACTCTGACAACCCCATGCTCCGCGGCATGCAGCTTGTCAAGAGCATCAAGCGCGTGCGTGACAATATCAACACCGCTAATGCATCCATCGCCAAGCTGGAGAAGTCCGATGACCCCAAGAAAGCCGAGAAGATTGCCAAGGTCAATCAGCGAAAGGTTCTCCTTGAGAAGGATCTTGATGAGCTGCTGAAGGAGAAAGCTGAAGTGGAGGCTTCCCAGTCCTGACTCTATGCCCAAGAAGCAAGGACTATCACTTGATTTTCTCCGTGACCTCTCGCCTGGTCAGATCGAGCCGTTTGTCCACAAGCAGGACTGGTCCGTTCACCAGGTCATTACACCTCTGCTGGACCTCATCGGTCCGGCGGAGGTTCGTATTATGACATTCAACTTCAGTGAGGACAGTCTGCGTACCCTACTCATGGAGGAGCGTATCACCGAACTCAAGCTGCTGGTGGACTTCACCGTCAACCGCAACAAGTTTGACCTGATGTTGTTCGCATCAGAGGTGACCTCCAACATACGTATAGACTCCACTCACGCCAAGGTCCTGCTTGTGCATAACAGCACCATGGACTTCGGTATTGTTGGATCTGCCAACCTCAACCTTGAGGTTCGTTATGAGAGCGGATTCTGGTTCACCCAAGGCCGCTTCTACGATTATTTCTCCGACTCGTTTGACCGAATATACGAAAACGCGCTACCCTATGAATGAACCCGATCAGGACCGTCTTGCACTCATGGAGCGTTACGGACACGCTCTGATGAAACCCGCCGATATCGCCATCCTTCTTGACATCCCGGCCGATGAGAAGGATGTCTTCTGCCAGTCCCTCTCTGACTTTGACACTCCGGAGGCCCGTGCCTACCGTAAGGGTGTCGCAAACGCTAAGCTGGAGCTTCATGAGAACGTCGTTAAACTTGCCGTCAAGGGCTCTCCTGCAGCACAGCCTATCGCCAACCTCTATCTGAGTGACCTATGAGCCGTCAGTCTCTTGATAAGGTGCTCAAGCACCTGTATGATGACGTGGACACCCTGAAAGGTGTGCTCACTCAGAACGAGATTGATATGAAGACCCGTTTCATGCTCAGCGTGACACGTAAGCTGGACCGTCCTCTCACCACAGACCAGGATCTCGTTACATTCCTGATGTCCGGATGTAATGGAATGAGTAAGGCGGTGAGCCGCTCACAGGCTTACCGTGACATTGCGGCCATCAACCTCATCACCGGTAACATACAGCTGGCATCCAAGAACTGGATGCGTCATATGATTGTTGAAGGTGCCAAGGAAATCTACCAGAAAGCGCTGAGCCGTGGCGACTTCAAGGGTGCTGCAGCTGCTCTTGACAAGCTGGGTAAATATACCAGGTGTGACAAGGAGGATGAGACCATGGACTGGAGTGAGATGTTGCCTCCTGTCTTCGAGCCCAGTGATGATATCACCCTAATCGACGGTCTCGATGTGATGGAAGGTAAGGACATAGAGAAGGAGCGTAAGCGCCTGCGCAGCCTCTTCAACCGTCTCTCTGCGGATGACGTCCAGGATGCTGAGGTGATACAAGACGAAGAATCCGATGCTGAGTCCTGATCTGTTCCGCCAACGCGCTGAGGAGGTCCAGAAGAAGTTCTTCAACCGCATGCAGCGCAGCGCCATGGCCATCGCGGCTCATGACGAATACTACGTCTGCTCACGTGGTACCGGTAAGTCTGAAGGTATCGATGCGCGGTTCATACTGCAGTGCGTCTGGGAGATGCCCGGCTCTACCGGTGCGCTGCTCTCACCTACCTACAGCAAGGCCTGGAACAACACCCTCCCGGCTATCTGTCACGCTCTCAAGAGCTGGGGTTATGTCGAAGGCCTTCATTACGTGGTAGGTCATAAGGCTCCCTCCAGCATGAACTTCGCCGAACCTAAGCGTCCTATCCTGATGGATGCCTATAAGAACGGAATACAGTTCTGGAACGGAACCTTCATGGTGGTGCTCTCCTTCAACCAGGGAATGAGTGCCAACTCCATGAGTCTGGATTGGGTCATCGGTCCTGAAGCCAAGTTCCTGGACTATGAGAAGATCAAGAGTGAGGTCAACCCGGCCAACCGAGGCAACGAGCAGTACTTCGGTTCCTGTCCTCACCATCACAGCGTATGCTACACTACCGATATGCCTACGTCTCATTCCGGCCGCTGGATCCTGGACAAGGAGGAGGAGATGAACCCTCAGCATATCACATATCTGCGTAACCTCTACCGACAGCTCAAGATGACTGAACGTCGTACCGACCTGCAGCCCGACACCATGGAGCGTATGACCCGTGAGTTGCGCCGTGACCTTAACCTGGCACGCAAGTACCAGCCGCCGGTCAAGCCTATCGCCGGTAAGAACCGTGAGTTCACCGTCTTCTACGGAGAGTATGATATCTTCGATAACCTGGAGGTGGTAGGTGAGGACTACATCTGGCAGATGTACCGCGACAGCCCTCCTCTGATATGGCAGACCGCGTTCCTTAACAAACGCATATTCAAGCTTCCCAACTGCTTCTACTCGGCCCTGGATGATGATATCCACTTCTACATACCGACTGACTCCGGACAGCTGGCCGGCATACCGCATGACTGGAAGACGCTGCGCAAGACAGCCACCAACTGTCTCGGTGACGATGACCTGGACTATACGGCACCGCTGCACATAGCCTTCGACTCCAACGCCGCCATCAGCTCGGCCGTCTGTGCCCAGAAGGATGGTGACACTATGAAGGTGCTGCGCTCTTTCTTTGTCAAGACCCCATACAAGCTGCAGGAGCTGGTGCAGAACATATGCAACCACTACGAACCAAAACTCAAGAAAGACGTGGTGGTGTATTTTGACCATACCTTCGTCTGGCAGACCGGTACCAACAGCGAGTCATATATCGATGTCATAGAGCGAATCTTCAAGGGTAACGGCTGGAACGTTGAGCTGCAGTTTGTAGGCCAGGCTCCCCGTCATGACTGGAAGCATGAGTATATAGACCTCTCCCTGAAGGGAGATCCCCGTTACCTGCGCATCCGGTTCAACCTTATGAACAACGAGTTCCTCAAGATTGCTATGGAGCAGACCGGTGTAAAGCAGGGTAAGAACGGATTCGAGAAGGATAAGGGTCCGGAACATACTCCTGACACTCCGGAGACACCCGATGAATACAAGACTCACATAACGGATGCGTTCGACACCTTATGGTACGGTATGAACTTCTACTATAAGGACCCGAGCTCAGCATCTATGCCTATCACCATCATAGGTAAAAAGTGACAATCGGCTTCAGAGGCTGTTCTGAGCGGAAACAGCCTCCAACCGAGCCATTCGCACAAATAAAACGGTCAAAAAACATAATATCAGCGAAAAAGGGGTTTGGGGAGAACGCGATTCTCCCCATTATGGCTCTCGAGCCCTCGCGCCGCCCTCTCGGTAAACTTCGGTCGAACTTTTCGGTTTGATGTTATATGTATCGGCAAGCCGTATGCAAGCCGTGCAAGGGTGCAAGCCCCGACCCGAGACGCATCGTGCGGGCAGAATTTTAATTCGGCCGGCGCGTTGCGTCCGGTTTGCCGCGGATTAACGGCAAATAAAAAAGCCAGCCCTTGGGCTGACACCTATATACGCAGGTGCTGACGTATTATCCCTGCAGTCAGATCCGAAGACTGCCTGGCAGTCTCCGGATTGCTCTGAAGCTCAGTCTTCAGAACCTATGGGAGCTTCACTGAACAATCCCTTGGGGAATATTTGGTTGAACATCTGCTTGCCGCTGAGAACCAGTGTGCAGAACTCCAGGATGTCACGGTCTGAACTGTTTACCAGTTTCCAGGAATACTGCTCAGCTCTGCTCTTTGAGCGGAACTTCCTGACGTTCTGCACGAGGAATCCGTCTGCGCTGTTGACAACACTCAGGACATACCATCTCTCTTCTGGGTTTTTGCTAAAAAGTTTCATATCAGTGTGACTTAGGTTAAACATTCGAGTGCATCAGAGCTACCTTGCACCTTGGGGTCAAGGACAGCCGGAAGAAATTTCTCCTGAAAGGTGAAAATTCTTCCGAAGCTGCATTCATGTTTATCCTTGACTCCAGGGGGCAAGGTGGCTACCTTAGCGCTCGATTGTTGTTCTAAGTCGCGCCGATATGAAACCTTGACCCAGAAGAGAGGTGGTGTGTCCTGCTATGTCTGACTGGTTCCTGCAGCAACGGTCATCAGAGCTCCGGATCCGGAAGATTCAGCCCTGCTTAGCCGTGCTGAGTGTGGCAGGCCTTACCAGATTTCCTGGTATAGGGCCTTGTGTTTGATGAATGTCGTCACGGACGCATCCATGCCGTATGACATGAACTCTTCAGCTGCTGAATAGGCTGACTGCTCATCGTAGAATCTCTTGTAGAAGGATTGGCCGTTCTGACACAGCGTGACGTACCATAGGTTAGGAACTTGATAGTTATACATAGCGTGATCTGATTAAGGGTTTAACAAATTATGGAAGCGCCTCCCGGTGGCGGTGAGCAGAACCGCAGTCAGGGTGTACGGAAAATTAAGGGCAGGGTTTCACGAATTTCCCGGACGGGTTCCATGACCGCGGTCCTGCTGCCGCCGTACCTTTG